GCGCGTCAAGCGGTGGCGGCATACCGCACCGGCGGGACTCGTTCGGGTCGTCGCGACGCTCACCGCGTCGTGAGCGGCGGGATCGCGGCCTGCGGACCCGCGACGCGCACCGTGTCGCCGACCCGCACGACGTCGCCATCGCGCAGCCGCTGAGCCCAGTGGAGGTCGTCGTCCGGGACCTCGATCCCATCGTCGGGGATGCGGACGTCCTTGCGGAGGTTGCGCGGGTCACGCACGACCGCGCCTGGGATAGCTGGCTTGATCATCATGTGGGCTCCGTGATGGTGTCGGTGATGACGTTGTTCTCGGCGACGCCGTTCGCCTGCGTGGTGATCTGCGCGGTCGCGAAGTCGTTGACGGTGGCAGTCGGGAAGCGGTTCGTCGTGTACGGGATGCTGTAGGTCAGCTTGATCAGCCCCCGCGGCGCGTCGAAGCGCTTGCCGTCCATCTCGGCCACGATCACCATCTCCGTCGACTGGAGTGTGGCCCCCTTGTCGCCGCACGCACCGCCGAGGAACAGGTCAGCGTCCATCGCTGCGGTGATGGCTTCAGCGATCGCGTCCATCTGGTTCTGCGCCGGGCTGGCATCGCGGTCAACGACCCACCCAACGATCTCGAGGTCCAGGTCGCTCCAGAGCACCTGCTGCGTGGTCTGCTCCAGGTCGGTCGTGTCGGATGGCGTATAGATCGTCAGCGCCGGCAGATCGCCGGTGCGGTACGGGTCAACCTGGCTCACCGTGACGCGCGAGCCAGCGGGCGTGGCGCCGGTCAGGCGCTGGACCACGGCGTCCCGGATCACTTGGCGCTGGTGCATCAGGCCACCGTGCGCAGCAGCAGCGTGATGCCGCCGGCGTCGTCGGGCTGACGCTCGGCGATCCGGTAGACCTGCCCTCGGATGACGAGCGTGGGGTTGTCGACCTCGGGGTCGATCGGCAGGTCGGCGAGCCGGAAGAAGACAGAATCGGCGCGCGCCTGGACGCTCGATGGGGCGTCGCCCGTGGCGAGGACCGGCGGGAAGCTCACGATCCCGACGATCGGGGCTGCGGGCGGCGTGCCGTACTGCGGCCGGTAGGTCACCGGCTCGCCGTACAGGTCCAGCACGGCGAGGTCGGTTCCGGCCATCAGGTCGGCGAACGTCACGGTCGCCCCCCTACGCCTGGCCCTCGGCCGGCGTGTCACTGCGGGGCCGTCGCTCACGCGGGCGCATCGGCGGGCACACGCAGGGCGCGTAGCCGAGCGGCGGCGCAACCTTGGCGTCGCGATGCGCCGCGCCGAGATCCCGATCCGCCGTGTCGACGACGGCGATCGTCCCGCTCGGGTACTGCACCCACCACCAGCGGTAGGCGCGCTGCTCGTCCATCGCCGGCGGATCCGCGCGCCACGGATCTGCGGTGTCCTCGGTGATGGCTAGCTCGCTGGCCGGCTGGGATTGCCGGGGCGGGCTCCGCGGTGCTGGTGCCGACGAGGCCATCCCTACTCCAGTGAGTACGTGCCGATGAAGTCGACGTTGGTTGCGACTGTGATGCTCGATCCCGTGATCCCGGCCGTGATGGCGGTATTGGCGTCACAGGGAGCGAACGACGCGCCATCCGCGAGGAGTGTCCCACCCGTGCCGCCCGCGCGCACCATCGCGGATTGCGTCAGGTTGGCCTGCGCGAACGCCACGAGCTTCACCACGGAGGTTGACTGCGTACCCTTCACGTCGACCGTGGTGACCGATGTGACGGCGCCGCCTACCGCGATCGCCGCCATGTCATGCAGGCGGATCTTGGCGCCTGGGACCGCCGGGACCAATGTCGCCCCGGCGTTGATGGCGGCGACGGTGAGCCGCTTGCGGATCGGGTACATCCGTCCGGTCAGCGAGACCTCGTTGAGATTGACCGCCCCTGTCGTGGTCGATGATGCGGCGGCGAGCGCCACGCGGCCGATCGGTAGGCCGACCGTCGGGTCCGTCGAACACTGGGCGTTCGTCGCATCCCAATACGCGGGCTGGCCCTCGGTCCACGTCTCGCTGCTCGCCTTCGGCAGCGTGTGCACGCCCTCGACGTAGAACGTCGTGCGTGCGCCCGCTGATGCCGCCGACGACGAGACCGTGAACTGCGCGATGCCGGCGATGCCGGCGATGATGTAGACCAGGCCCGAAGTGCACCCGCCGCTGGGCGCTGCGAGCTCGAGTACATCTCCATCCTGGATGAACGTGGTCCCCATGGTGTCCTCCCGGTTCAGGCGACGTTGACGGCCGCGCCGATGTTGTTCAACTTCACCGCGCCGGTGGTGTCGCCACTCGCCGCTGCAGCGGCAGCGATACCGGCGCGGCGCGCGGTGGCGGACTGCGCCACAACCCAGTTGTTGTTCCCGGTGTCCCAGTACAGGTTCTGCCCGACCGCCCACGCATTGCCCGTGGCCTTGGCGAGCGTGAACACGCCTTCGACGGCGCCCGTGAACGTGAGCGTCTGAGCGACGGTGGCCAGCGGCACCACGACCTGGCCCTGTACGAGCACCGCAACATCCTTCGTCACGCCGCCGGTGGGCGCGATGAAGTTGTCGAGTACGAGGCCCTGTTGGATGAAAACCATGTTCGTTGCTCCGGTGTGGTGGTTTGCGGACCGCGGCTCACGCGCCGGCGCAGGTCACGGCGCCGCGGAAGTCGATCACGGCGGTGCCGTAGTCGAGGATCACCTTCATCTGGACGCCGTCGAAGCCGAAGCTCTGCTCGGTCTCGATGCGCGGCGCCTCCTGGCCATCGATGAAGCCGACCGCGAACACGGGGTACAGGTTCGGATCCGCCAGCAGGTAATGCCGGGTCGTCGACACCGCCGACAGGTACGGCGAGTCCACGATGTTGTTGAACATGTTCATGACCTTGTTGGCCACGCCCTGCGCCTTGTTGTCGGTCGGATCCGTGGTCGACCGGTTGAACTGGCCCGCCGTGCTGCCCAACTCGACCGGGCCGAGCCACACGGAGGGTCGCAGCGCGAGGAACTGGTTCGCCGACGGGTCCTTCTGACGCGCCATCTTGGCCCGTCCGCCGTCCAGCGTCGCGACGCTCATCACGCCCGTCGGCCCGATGTTGTTGCGGCTCGCGTCGAACAGCGGGTTGGCGTCGTAGGAGATGCCGAGGCCGCTGTTCGCCGTCACCAGCGCGAACGCATCGGACTCGACGGTTAGCGCGGCAGCAAGGCCGAGCCCGGATGCGAGGTTCTGGAACGCGCCCATGTCATCGTTCGCGAGCGAGCGACGCGTGATGCCGATGATGTTCCCCTTCGTGCCCGGGGTGATCGTGCGCTTCTCCGCGTCCGGGATGTTCTTGTGCTTGATCTCGCCCGACTCGGTCACGCTGTCGAGCACGCCAAACGTGCCAGGCCGGTAGAAGGTGCTCGTGCGGAAGTCCTGCACCGACTTGCGGCCGGCCCACATCGGCCAGGTCACCGGAGCCAGCGCGTACTGCCCGACGAAGATCTTGTTCACGACGTTCTCGAGCAGGATCGAGAAGTCGCTGGTGTTGTTGAATCCCTGGTCACCGCGGGTCTGCAGCGCGCGCCGGATCAGCTGCTCGCCGTGGAGGCCGCGTGTCGAGTGACCGCGGAGTTCGAGCGCGTACCGCGCGAGGTCCGGAAGCCGCATTCCGCGGAACTCGCCCGGGTCGGTGGCGACGTCGGTGAGGTGGTGCGCCAGGCGCTTGACCTTCTTCGCGTCCTGGATGGTCTCGGCGTGACCGCTGCGCTCGATCACCCACGCGGTCGCGCCTCGAACGAACTTGTCGCGAACGTCGTCGCCGGCGCCGATGCGGATGTGGCCGCCATCGCCGGGCGAGAAGTCGTCGTCCTGCGACGCGAGCAGGTCGAGCGCGGCGCGCTGCGCCTGGGCCTCGGTCGCCCCCGCGTCGATCAAGTTGGTGGCCCACGTCTCGCCGAGCTTGTGCCGCCGGGCGATCCGCCGGATCGCCGACGTGCGCGCGCGCTCGGCGTCGACCGCCTCCTCCGCGGCCAGCGAGCGCTCGGCCTCGCGCTCGATGCGTTCCTGTGCGCGCGCCGCGCGCAGCGACTTGTTGGCCGCGGCGATCGCGGCATCCGCCTCGGCGGCGGCGCGGGTGGCGACGGCCGAGGGGGCGGCCTCCGGCGCCGGGGTGGGGTTCTCGGTCTCGTCGGCCATCGTCTTCTTCTCCTGTCGGGTGATGAACACGCACTTGGTGCGTTCGGTGTTCTTGGTCGCGGAGCGGAACTCCGCTCCGTCGTCGGCGCCCATCGGGCACACGCTGATCTCGAACGGCTCCCAATCAGTCGCCGTGAAGGTCGGAATCTCGCCCGCGCCGCCCGCCGTCTTCTCCATCGTGTAGACGACGTATCCGACTGAGAGATTCGCGACGATGCCGTCCTTGATCTTGCGGTAGATCTGGTCGGCCTCCGGATCGTCCTCGGCCTTCGCGAATCGCAGGACCGCGATGCCCTGCTTCCCGTCGACCGACGCCGTCCCGGGCTGCACGACGCCGATCACGTCCATGCAGCTGTCGTCATCGTGGGCGTCGAGCACGGGGGCGCTGTTGTTGAGCCTGTCCATGCGAACGTCGGCCGGCTTGAGCGATAGGACTTCCCAGTACTGGTTGAAGTAACCGCGCAGGACCGCTGCACCGGTGGTCCACACGACCTTGACGGTGCGCGCCTCATCATCGAGCGAGCCCGGCATCACCGCGCCACGCCGCGAGAGGCGGGGGAGCTCGACAGTGGTGCGCGCTTGCTGGGACGTTGCCATCCCGGCCGGAAGGATCACGGGTGTGTGGGCGCGTCAAGCGCCGACGATCAGCGCCTCACGGCCGGCGGCAGACCTGCGGAACCTGCATGCGCCCTTGCACCTGCACTCGTCGTCCAGCCGGCCGCTGCTGTACACGAGGCAATCGAGCGCGTGGAGCTTGCGACGCTCGACTAGCCCACGGCGCCACAGGTCGCGCAGGATCTCGCTGTGCCGCGTGCCGTCACGGCCGCCGACGTCCATCGGCCGCAGCCACCGTTCGTCATCGAGCGAGGCGATGATCTCGCGCTCCAGCGCGACCGTCGCGTCGAGCTTACGCGGCCCGATGGTCGTGTTCGCGGCCCACTCGGCATCGGCTGCGTCGGCGTCCGCGATCTGCCTCCTATCTGGCGTGAGCGACGCCGACAGCCGGCCGCGCGCGATCGCCACACGCACGACCTGGTGCGCGCCGCCCGTGAGCCCCTTGGCCGCGCGGTGCCGCGCGTAGGCGCGGATGCTCAGCATCAGGCAGCCGCCGCAGGCTTCGTGCCGCTCTTCGGCGCGCCATTCTTGGGAGCAGGTGCCGCGCCGCCGGCATCCGCCGCCGGAGCGCTGTCACTCGAGCCTGCATCTTGCGCCTGCCCCTGGGCGTTCGTGTGCCGAGGATCGCAGTCGAGCACCACGTCGCCCGCGTCGAGCGCCTTGTTGCTCGCGATGATCTCGGCGAGCTGCTCGCGCGGGTCGTAGCCGAGCTCGCGCACCACCTGCGGCCAGCTCATGAAGCCGTTCCGCACCGCCTCTTGGTACGCCTTCAGTTCCATCGCCGGCTCGAGGATCGGCATCGGCGCGGGATGCCACTCAGCTGGCGCCTGCTCGACGCGATCGCCAGCGAGGATCATCGCGTCGAGCATCCACTCCCACGATGGCACGCAGAACTGCGGGATCAGCATGTTCCAGCGCCAATCCTCGACGTCGGATTGCATCCCGATCCGGCCCATGCGTCCGGAGCTGTAGTTGGTCTGCGAGAAGTCACCGGTGAGGTCCTCGTACGTTGTGCCGAGCCCCGCGGCGATGCTGCGCAGCAGGGTCACGCTGTACGATTGGTGATCGGTCGCCGCAGGCGGGTTCGTCGTCTGTACCTGCTTCCCTGGCTGAAGCGGGATGATCATGCCAGGCTCGAAGGTGTCGACCTGCGCCCCTGTGGTCCTGTCGGTGCCGGGGAACGCCATGTTCGGGTTGTCGCCGGTTACGTCGGTGACGAACACGGCCATAGAGGCGGCGATCCGCTGCTTGACGAGCGTCGCGTCCTCGAACTCGTCGAAGTCGTGGAGCCGCATGTCCACGCTCGCGAACCACGAGGCGCCGCGCACCTGGCCGGGCCGCTCCTGCTCGTACACGTGGAGGATCCCGTCGGCCGGGTAGCGCTTCGACACCGGGCTTACCCGGCCCGGCGCGCCGACGCTGCCGAACGCGCCCAGGCTGCCCGGGTGCCTGTCAAACAGCCAGTAGGCGGCGCGTCGGCCGATCGCGTCGAACTCGACGCCCTGGATGATCGGCCCACCGGCGTCTCCGATGATCCCGTCGCGCGAGGCGTCGAGGTAGTCGGGCTCCAGGATCTGCAGCTGCATCGGCACGGCGAGTCCATCATCCGGGCGACGCATGCGGCGACGGATCAGCACCTCGCCGTCCCTGACGACCGTGCGCATCGCGAGAGCCTGGAGCCCGTACATCGTGAGCCGGCCCGCGGCGTCGCAGTCGGTGGTCTCGGCCCAGTCCTTCCATCGCTGCAGGATCAGATCGCCGCCCTTGCCTGTGGGCCGCGGCCGAATCCCCCAGCCCACCGTGTTAGTCACGATCCTCCGGAGCCCGCGCCGCGCCCAGGGGTTGTTGCGCACGAGGTCGCGGCCCTGCGCGCGCAGTCGCGAGAGCGTGCCCCCGCCAGCCGCGGCGTTCGCGTCGGTGCCGAGGCGGTACCACCCGTCGGTGCGCCGGCCGGTCGATGCCGCCTCGTAGTGGCGCGCCGCGAGCCGGGCCTGCGCGCGCGACCGCCCCCACGACGGGAACAGCGAGAGGATGGCGCGCTCGAGGAAGTTCACTGGTCGTCTCCCGTGGTATCGCCGAACACGTCGCCGAATCGGCTGGAGCCTCCCGGTGTCCCGGCGCTGAGACCCTTGCGCGATCCGGCGAGGCGGAACGGCGCGGCGCCGCCGACCGCGCGCTGGATCACCGCGAGCAGGTCGAGCAGAGCGGGCATGTCGGCGGCTTGGTACTCGACGTCACGCGACGCGGCGCCGGCGCCCGTAAATGACACCTTGATCGCGCGCTTCCCGGTGGCGAGCGCGAGGTAAGCGGCCTTGACCGCATCGCGGTCAGCGATCGTCCATAGCGGTGATGCCATCCCGCTCGGGAGGATCACGCGGGCGGCGATGGGTCAAGCCATGGCGAGCCAGCCGGTCAGCGCCGCGGCCGATGCCAGCCGCGTGGACTCCGGCCACCACCGCCGAACCAGCCGCGCGGCCCGGAGCGGGGCGGCGACGACGCGACAGGCTCAGGACGGCTGGACGGCTGGACGGCTGGGGGCGTGGGCGCCGGAGCCGCTTGCCGGGCGGCGGCGGCGATCCGATCGATCCCCAGCCGGGCCGCAGCGACACGCGCCAGCACCCTAGCATCGAGCGCGTGGTTCTCGCGGTTCGGGAAGCACTGCCATTCCAGTTTCGCGCGGTGGGTCCGACGGTTGACCACGCTGACCAGGTGCTCGGCGGTCAGCTGGCGGAAGAACTCGGCGGGGTGCTCGGGGAAGTGGCAGTAGCCCGGCGGTGGCTCGCCCTCGACGTGCTCGAGCCGGAGCCAGCCGTAGAGCTCGCCCTTCGCGCCGTCGACGTGCACCGGCCAGACGCGGTAGCCGCGCTGGATCCGCCTTCCGCCGATCGTCACATCCACGGGCGTGGCCGCCTCGATCAGCGCGCCCGCGCCGGGAACGCCCTTGGTGATCATCACCCGCGAACGATCCTGCTCGCGGCCCCACGCATACACCACCTGCGTGCTCGTCGCCGCGGTCTGCCAGCCGCCGTCGACCGCCATCATGAGGATCGTGAACACCCGGCCGTCCGCGCCCAGGAACGAACGGTCGAGCAGCTCGCGAAGCTTGACCCATGGCGAATGCTCGCCGGCGAGGAGCGCGGTGTCGCCGTGGATCTCCTCCCACAGGATGGACCACGATTCCTTGTTCGATCCCCAGCCGACGACCTCGGGGACCAGGCGATCCTTCTGGACATCGACGCCGCAGGTCAGCCACTGCACGCCGGCGGGGACGGTGCCGATCGTGTACGGCTCGCGGCGCTGGTAGAGCCGCTCCCACTCCGGCGCCTCGCCGCGCTCCTGCCAGGTCTCTCCGAGGACGTTGTTGACGAACGTCTTGAGCTCCTCGTGCTTCTTGCGGACCGCGACGAACTCGGAGGCGATCGCGCCCCACCGCGCGTCGGGCGATGGGCTGTAGGCCGCCCAGATATGGAACGAGGCGTGGAGTCGGCCCTGCACCGTGGTGCCGTTGCCCGGGGCCGCCGCGCGCCATTCGCCGCGCGCCACCATCTCATCCTTCGCTGACTCCTCGATCACGCAGCCGCACCGCGAGCACCGGAAGCACGCTTCCTCGGGCCGCTCCGCTGGCTCCTTCGGCCACCACATCACGTGACCTCCCGTCGGCGCGCCATCGCCGCCGCGGACCGAGAACCGGAGAAAGTCGAAGTGATTGCAGTGGGGACACGGCACGTAGTAGCGGCGCTGATCGCCGGCGAGGAAGAGCTCATGGATCCGCGAGGCCCCGGCCGTGCGCGGCGTCGACCCGGCTACGATCTTGCGGTTCCAGTAGGTGGCCGCGCGCTTCTCGGCGAGCTTGATCGGGTCGCCGTCGCCGCCGGCGCTGGGCGGGTAGCCGTCGGTCTCGTCGAGGAACACCACGCGCCGCGACTTGCGCCGGAAACCTCGCCCGCTGGTCGCGCCCACCATGTCGATCACGCCGCCCGGGAAGCTCTTGAGCGTGGTGGTGTTCGAGCTCGTCTTGACGCTCGACTCCTTGACCAGGCCGGCGAGCGCGGGGACATCGCGCAGCATCGGAACGATCTCCTCTTTCGAGTAGCCTTCGGCGCCGTCTTCGGTCGGCTGCACGATCATCATCGGGCACGGGTCCTGCGCCATGAAGTAGGCGACCGCCGCGTTGATGCACTTCGTGTAGCCGACGCGCGCGCTCTTGATCACCGAGACGCGCTCGACCGCGGGATCGGTGATCGCGTCGAGGATGCCTCGCTGATAGGGGAGCGTCGTCCACTTCCCCGGCTCGGCGGCGCTCTCGGCCGACAGCCGGAAGTGCCGATCGGCCCACTCGCTCAGCGAGAGCTTGGGCGGCGGCCGGAGCGCCGGGCGAGCGCCGGCGGCGAAGCTACTGGGCGCGACCATCCGCGGCGAGCTCCTCGAGCACCTCGCGAATCGCGGCGTCGACCACGGGCTCGACTCGGCCGGCTATGTCAGGCAGCCGCTGCGCGACGAGCGACGGCAAGGCGAGAAGCTGCGTCTTGACCACAGAGTAGTCGGCGATCATCGCGGATCGGGCCTCGTCGGCGTCGATCAGCCGGCCGCGGCGCTCTGCGACGTCGATTTCGGCGAGGTCAGCCCGGGCCTCCTGCGCGCGCGCCGCGGCGTGGGCCTTGCGGGCCAGGCTGACCGCGAGCGGCGGGATGCCGGGCGGCAGATGGTCGGGGACCGTGTAAGCCTCGGTCGCGAACTTCCGCACCGCGTCGGCGACATCGGGCTGCGCAGGGCCGGCGGGCCGGGCGCTTGACGCGGGCTCAAGCGCGCGGCCGGTCTGGGGCCGGGTGTTCGCTTCCCACTCGCGATCGGCGAGCTCGGGATCCGCGATCGCCGGTCCACGCGGGCCGCGGACCACGCTCGCCGACAGCCGGCCCGTCTTCACGGCCTTGGACACCGACTCGACCGCGCAGCCGCGGCGCTTGGCATAGGCGCGGAGCGAGAGCGGCGACGTCACCTGTCCACCCTGCACCGTCCACCCACGGACGTCCACCCGAATATGCAAGATCGCTTACTGGAGATAAGAGGCGCAGTTCCTTACCCGCCTGCCGCCCGCCCCTGGTGAGGACCCAAAGTGGCACACGGCTTGCCGTACCCCCTACAGGTTGAATGGTATCTCGGGCTTCTCGCCGCGCGCGACGGCGTACTCGAGTTGGACGGCAGCCGACTTGATGATCTTGCCCGCTGCATTGCACCGTTCCTTGGCCACCTTCAGCTCGACGGCTCCGGATCCGATGTCGCGGAAGAGATCGAGTAGCTGGTCGCGAAGCTCGGTCATCGTGGTCGGCTTGCTGTGCTTCGTCGGTGTCATCGTCGGTGTCATCGAAGTCTCCAGGTGTTGGTGTTGGCCTCGTAGGTCGCGCACTGGCGGCGCACGGGTCTGAGCTCTCGAATGCAGAAGCCTGCGGCGGTAGCTAGCTGGTTCAGGTGCGTGGCATCCACGATCGGCGCATCCTCCAATGTTTGCGCCAGCCAGAGTCGGTACAGCACATCAGTTGGCGGCATGGCGCGGTCGATCATCAGCTGCGCGCGCTTGGCCTCGACCATGACCGCAGGGATTTGTGCATGTCGCAGCCCCGTGGCGTTGGCTATCCGGCGCTTCACGTAGCTGTCGGCGAGCGAGTCCTTGGCCTGCTGGAATCGCCGGGCGCTCTCTGCGTCGATGCACGCCCGGCACAGCGCGAGCATGAGCTGGCTCGGATAGAAGTCGCCTCGCGGCTTGCTCGCGTGGCACTTCAGGCATTCGAGCTCGGGGCTCTCGCGCCGATGTTGTCGCACTCGCTCTTGCTCGTCGAGGTACGCCTGATACGACCTCTGCCTCTCCGCCCTGCGGTCGGCCTCTCGCTGTCGGGATGCCGCCTCCCGTGCCGCGCGATCGCCGCGCGCCCCGAACGATCGCCCCACGGCCTCGGCCTTGCGCCGCCTCGCCGCACGCTTGTACTCGCGGTTGCAGTCGCGGCAGTCGTGCGACGGCTGCGTGTACCTGTAGACGCGCGGGCCGCGTCGCTCGGTGCTCGTGATCGTGCGGAACGCCGCGATCGGCAGCTCGCGCTTGCAGAGGTAGCAGCGCCTGGTCTCAGCATCGAGCGTCGGCGAGCGCTTCGGCTCCGGTCGCGCGCTGTCGGGGGCGTGTGCTACCGGTTCGTCCATCGGTCGAGCTCTCCTCGGCTGGTCACGGCCCCGGCGTTGGTAGCGCGCGGGGCCATTCAACCGTCCAGACCTAGCACGACGGTCTGACAGCGGGCGGGCCGGATCCGGGGCGTGACGGAAGATTGCACTACTCGTGCCCGATTCCCGTCAAGCCGGTTGCTCACGATCCGATCCCGGTTTCAGCGCTGCCCAGCGCGCCCCTCCGCGGATCCGCGGGTCGCGGATTCATCCGCATCCATCCTGCGCACACGCCGTCAACGGGCACGTATGGCAGCTCTCACATGCTCCCATGGTGTCATCGCCGGATCCGGCAACGACGAATCCACCGCACACTAGGTCAAGTGACCTCAGCGTGCGCACGGTCTCGCGGTTGAGCTTCAGTGCGTTCTTCTTCGTCTTCTTCATACCGCCCTTCTAGCACCCGCCCCCGACACATCGCACGCGGCATCCGCCAGCTCCGCGAGCCAGACGCTGACCGGCTTGTCGCCGGCCGCCTTCGCCCAGCGTGCATACCGCTCGGGCGTCGAGCGCACCATGGTCGCCTTGACGTCGCGGCGCGGGCGTGGCTCCTGGCGCCGGACCGTCGCGGCATCGTCCCTGGCGACCGTCCAGGCGCCGTTCTCGAGCTCCGCCGCCAGCTTGCCCTGGTCGACCAGCTGCTGGACGCGCGCCCGGGTCAGGCCTGCGCCGTCGGCAACCTGCTGCAGCGTCAAGCGGCCGGGTGGCGCGGTGGCTGGCTTGCGGCCGGCCTTCGAGATGCGCGTCATGGCCGCTGCCCGTGCGCTCGTTGCCAGTCTCCGAGGCGCTGAGATTCGGCGGTCATCCGCTGCATGTCCGCGAGGTCAGCGGCGAGATCCTGCTCGCGCCACCGCTGCTCGGTGGCCCAGACCTGCCACATCGCATAGCCGACGACGCAGAGGCACCACGCCCAGACCTCGCGCACTTCGATCGGCGTCTCCGGCATCAGCGGATCTCGCCGGGCCGGACGATGGCGCCGTTTGACAGGGCGAGCATCCAACCGCCGCGACCCATGTGGCGCACGTCGTCGATTCGCAGGTCCTCGCCGCCGTGATGGACCGTGTAGCCGATGAGAGACTTCGCGTTGCGAGCGGTAATCTTCGTGGTCGTCATGGTTCCCTCCGGTCGGCCCCGACGTGCTCGAGGCCCAACGCAAGGCGCCATCCCGCCGCCCCGTCCCCGCCTCACCCCGCCGCCCGCATCCGGTCGACCTCCGCGATGGCCTCGGCCTCCCACTCCTTGGCCAACTCGGGGTTGCACCGGCGGATGCTCTCGATCCGCTTGGCCTGGGTCCGGGCATACTTCGCGATCCGCTTCTCGATTTCCGTCTTCGTCGTGTTCATCATGTACTCAATCTACGACCGACCAGCCCTGTTGTCAACACCAGACTTTCAGAAATCGTCAGCGTCGCGCAAGTGCGCTGACCGACTCACGATCCGAAGTGCTGGACTGCCACTCTCAGCGTCGCGGTCGCGGCGCGCCCACGGCACCAGCGCGCGGATCGTGGCGAGGATGGCGAGGACGATCAGCAACGTGCAGATCGGGTTGTCGCGGGCGAAGTCTTCCACCGCCTCACCCTACTCGTTCGCGAGCTCCAGCGCACGCTCCAGCGTGGCCGCCGCGACGACGCAGAATCCCACCGGCGTGTCCGGGTACCACTGGATCACCCACACCTCGCCGGTCGCGATCATCTGCGCGCGGTCCGCCTCCGCGATGTCGCCACCAAAGTCGCGAGCGAGCCACTCCTCGACCGTCTGGTAGTTCACCGCGTGCGGCTGGTGCTCGATGCTCAGGTGGATGTGGCGCGGCAGCTTCATACCGCTCGTCTACCACGCAGCGCTGACACGTCCCGCAGCACGACGTCCGCCACGTCATCGAGCGCCAGCTGGTCAGCCTCCTTGCGCCGCTTCCCGCCCTCGTACTCGCGGATCGCCGCACGCTCGTGCCAGAGCTCGGTCACGTCGTCGACGGTGCGCCCGGAGCGCTTGGCGAGCAGGACGAGGCGCTCGGGGCCGGTCACGGCAGCAGGGTCGTGCCCTTGTCGAGGATCTCGCGAACGTTGAGTGGATCGCTCTTGACCTTGGTGTAGCTCTCGTGGAATGCGTCGATCCGATCGCATTGCATCCCGAGCGCGTCCTCCAGCTCTCGGATGCGGGCGATAAGCGATGGGACGATCGCGCACCCTACGGTGAACGTTCCGTCGGCCTGCCGGGCGCTTCGATCTAGATCGTCGAGGTCGATCATGTGGTCAGTCATCCCGACGACGCTAGCACGCCGGTCCGACGCTACTTCGACTTCCCGATCTCCAGCGGCACCACGCGCTCGAACGTCGAATCCTGCGCCGTCGCGCCGCGCCATTCGTGCTCACCTGTCCCGATCGCGCCGGCCTCGCGCAGGCGTCGGAGCCACGGGGGATCCGTGCTGCGCTCGATCGTGGACCGCTCGATGGTGCCGGCGATCCCGCGGTCGACTGCCTGCGCTGCTCTCCTTGCCGCCTCGCCGCAGACGCCGAACATGGGTCCAATCTCCCTCCATGCCATCTTCCGCGCGGCGACTTTCAAGAGCCAGATCATGGCATCTCGCTGATTTCGAGGGGCAGCACGCGCTCGAACGTCGCACCACACCGCTCGCCTTTCGCCAAATACGCCTCAGCCGCAGGCGCCCACAGCCGCAGCGCGGCCAGCGTGTCTCCGATGGCGCCGAGCGTGATGTTGCATCGAGTGCACAGGATGCCTCGAACTCGGGCCGTTTCGTGGCAGTGGTCCGTGTTCCAGCCTTGTGCACCTGGCTCTTCCACGCCGCACACGGCGCAAGCGCGCCCCTGGGCCTCGAATAGCGTGGCCCATTCCTCGGCTGTTATCCCATACCTCTTCAACCGCTGCCTTGCCTTGATGTCCGGGCGCCGCATGTAATCCCGGCCCTGTTCGCGCTTGCGAGCGAGCACCTCGGGGCGCTTGCGGTACTCGACTAGAGCCAGCCGACGACGTTCCTTCACTTCCGGGCGTTGCCGATACTCGCGATCCCGCGCACTTTTCTTGGCCTGGGCGTCGTGGCCAGCGCGGCGCTTGCGATCGTATCCGCGCCGTCTTTCGCGTTCACGCTCCCTCGCCTTAGGG